CCCTCGTCTAACAGGGGGGGATAGGAAAACCGAAGCCCTGATAGCTCCCTATGAAATTGACTGGTCTCAATTCCAAAACGTCGAGTATTTCTCCCATTGGCTGACCGATACAAAAGGCCGAATTTTGGAAGTCCCGCTCCGCAAGGGCAAATCCGACAGCGCGATGATTGACTACCTAACCTTTACCTTTGGAATTGAAACGGTTTACAGCTGGTTCCCGAATGAAATCATCGGCGATAACCAGATAATCGAATATTTAAGCCTTGTTGTTGATCAGATTTTCGGTTTCGGCGTGTTATGCAAATTGCCGGGTAAGGGCAAATTTTTCTATGACGGCTATTACCAGTTGGGACCTGATAACGCGAACTATGGGCAAATCCATGTCGGCGGACAAAACGATACCGTATTGATTGACTTAAAAGGTGTCGGATGTATGGCGGCAAAACAGGGATGGGAAGTCTCCCTCTACCATTTTCTCGAACATGCCGACCGTCCCCGCATTACCCGCATCGATTTGGCCTGTGATTTCCTAAACGGCGAGTACACGCCAAATCAGGCTTATGACGATCATGAGAACGGCCTTTTCGATAACGGCAACCGCAGGCCGAAAAAAGATACCCGTGGTTCATCGTGGCACAAACAGGATTTTAGCGGCATGACGCTTTTCATCGGCTCGCGGGGTTCGGCCAAGTATTGCAGGATTTACGAAAAAGGCCGCCAGTTGGGCGATCCCGATAGTCCTTGGGTGCGTTTTGAAGTCGAATTTAGAAAGGCCGATTCCGTCTTGCCGCTCGATATGCTGATTAAACCCGGCCAATACCTGACGGGGGCATACCCGATAGGGGAAACCCTTTTTCAGAACAAGGCCGAACGCGTCGAAACCGCTAAAAGGATGGTCAATATCAATTTTGACAAATTGGAACGCCATGCCAGACAGCAGGTAGGCCGTATGATGAATTTTATGATTGATATCGGCATAAAGCCCGATCAGATTTGCGAAAGATTAAGGGCTGATGACGGCAAATACCCTAAAGGCTTGCATCCTGAAGAATACAGCTATAACGGCGTAACCGTGAAATACATGCACCAAATCGGCCAAGGCCATCAATCCGACGAATACGGAATTTTAGAAGATACCAGTTTTAACCAACCAATAGACTTAAAGGATATACCAAATGAACTTTGATCAATTAAACCAGCAACAGTACGAAACAGCCATCATCATGGGCGTAACCAAATTTAAAGGCGAGATCGAAGGCAATCAGATCGATACCTGCACGATTTTCAGGGCGACGCCTTTCAATGCCGAATCAGGTAATGCCGTAGGGGTCGGTTTGGCCAAATTACGTTTCGGCGACAGCTCTAATTTCGAGATGTTTAAAAACCTTAAATTTCCGATGGAAATGGAGCTGTTAATTGGCCGTACTACCAATTCCAGCGGTAAGGAAACTGCCGTAGTGAAAGATGTTCGGTTTCAGGTAGTGCCGAATCCGAAAGAGAAATAAAGGATGAAAAATGTATGAATTCAAACAACGTTTCATCGTTCAGGATTTGGAAAGCGGCGAATTCTTATGCCCTGATCTCGCAGGCGGAATAACGCAAACGCCTTATATCAAACAGGCGGGAAAGTTTGATTATCAGGAAGACGCCATGGATGCGGGCATAGACGAAATAGGTGAACAGTTCGCGATTTTCAGTTTCTTTGAACGTTCGGAAGTCAAAAATTAAACGGTTTCAGGCTCGGCGGGCGGTCTGATCAATCCCTTCACAGCCCGCAAAATTTTCAGGCTCTCCCGCCTGCCTCCGAAAGCGGGAAAACAAAAAAAGGAAAAAATCATGAACATCATGAAAAAATATGGCAAGCAAATTGCCGTTATGGGTGCCGCTCCGTTGGCTTTTGCAACTCAAGTTTGGGCGGAAGTGCCTGAATCTGTAAAAACTGATATTGCTACGGCAAAAACCGACGCTGTAACGGTAGCAGGTTTGATCCTCGGCGTATCGGTTGCAATCTTCGGCGTAATGATCCTGATGCGATTCTTCCGCTGATGAAAAGGGGCGGTTTCCGCCCTTTTATTTTTAGCTTGGTTTAAAGGATAAAAAATGATTCTGCAAACAATAAAAGATACGTTTTCATCCCTGTTAACTGATGTCGGCGTCGTGGGTTGGCTTGTTATCGGCTTATATGTCGTACTTTTTTCCATGCGGATACTTTTAAAGGTTATTGATTTCAGGCGTGCAAGAATCAATAGAAGAATACGCCAAAGGCAACGGGATATAAATAAATTGAAGCGTGATGTTTATTGGCGTAGACGGAATGACTATTACGCTGCACGAACAGCCTATTTCCGCTCTCGCACAAGAGGTAGAAGGTAATGGGTTATCAGGTCGGCCATATCTGCCACGCAACCAAGCAAAGTGCCGAAAACGCCTATTTCAGCCAAGTAACGCCGAACATCCATGACGGGAAAATATATCAAATGCAATATACGCCGTTGGGCTGGCAGTTTGAGGGCTTGCAAGTAACCGCATCGTTGCCGGAATGCGATCCTAGCCAAAATTTCCAAGACGGCTTGATGATAGGTTGGGCACTTTTCGGCGTGTCCTTGTCCATGTGGGGCATCAAACGCATCCATAGATGGTTTAACAGATAACGGGGTTAAAGATGATCGACGTTTGGTTTTTTATCGGTTTGTCCGTTCCTTTAATAGTGATGTGGGTTTTATTCAAATGAAGAAGCTTTTCCTATTTGCCGTTTCCCTTTTATTACTGCTCCCCTTCGCCAAAGCAGAAAACATCATCCAGCTGACGGGTGGTAATTATATTTTCGCCGAAGAAGGCAAACTTGTATTCAACATCGATCCGGAAGTGTTTTTAAACAGGAATTGGCGTTATGACGCATCAAAAGGCGGTGCGACAACCCTGTTTTATCAAAAGATGGACTTCAAAACCCGCCATAGTAACGATTTCCACGCTTACGATATGGCGGCTGCAAGAAAATACTATGAAGATTTGCACTATGCAAAATCAAACGGTCGAAACGGCTACGGCTTTTACAAGCTTGTTTATACCGAAGCACATTTGAACCAGCGGCATATACGCCGCGTGTTTTGGCCTGTGGTTTGGGCGGGTGTGGTTAGGGTCGGCGGAATTGTTTTAGAAAATGTTGTACCTAGAGTTGTAGTTAAATGTTTTACCAATATAACTTGTCGTACTGCGTTAGGTGTAACGGCAGCGCATATATGTTTTTTAAAACTCGGTGAATATGTTGGTCTACCCAAAGGCATCTGTTCCGAAGCCGAAAAAGCGGGATTTAAAAAAAATGAAAATGGTGAATACGTAAAGCCTGAAGGTGAATATTTTTCGGTCGAATATTTTAAAAATTGCGGCCCCCATTCTTCATTTTGTAGTGATATAGATTTTAAACATTTTAATAATGAATCTGACGCTATTGAATTTGCAAAAAATTATACTGCTGAGGCCGTAATTGCAATGAATAAATGGAGATCGCCTGATAGATTTTGTGTTAAAGATTTAATTAAACGCGATGATAAGGGAAAAGTTATTGGAGCAGGCTGTATCGATAATTTTGGAAAAGAAGAATATGCAAATATAAAAAGAAAAAAACAACCGGATTATCAAATGGAAATTGTTGATTTGAGCGAATTTATAAAAGAGGATTTTAAGAAAAACCCCAATGATTACATTAACGATAAAGGCGAATTGGGTAAACAAATCAGAAAGGAAATACAACCGATTCAGGGCGATATCAACACCGGGGGCACATTGTCCATCATAGGCGAGCCTTATCGCGACGGCAACGGGGAGACAAAACAGGATGTGATAACCGTTAATGCACCTTCTGACTGGTCAAATTCCAGTCCGGGCGGCAATGCATCAAATCCTACGGGCGGAATATCCATCACAAATAATAATTCCAATGTTCACGTAATGAGTAGGCCGGATAAAGAGGCTGATTCCAAACCTGCCGCGAATAATGACCCCAATAACGGTAAAAGTGTCGGCAAAGACGGCCAAGGCGGCGGAAATACTTCAGGCGGCGGCCAAAGCGGTCAGAAGGGCGAAAATTGCCCGGAAGGTAGTGATAGCCTCGCATGCGCCAAACTTGGCGATATAGACGCAAACGACAAAGGCTTTGAACTACCCCATTCCGACAACGGCACCACTTGGCAGCCTGATTATTTTTTACAGACTACGGCTGTTTGCCCGCAGCCCCGTCAATTTCAGGTTGCCGGGCAAACCTACGAATTCAAATACGACCAAGTTTGCGGATTTGCCGAAAAGATTAAGTACATCGTGATTGTACTGGCCACGATTTCGGCGGGATTTATCGTCTTCGGCGGGAAGAAGGATTGATTCGGGCGGCCGCCGGAATCTTC